GTTTAATATCTATAATGATATGACGGCCAAAGATAAAAAGTGGAAGGGGCTTGAGAAGCTCAAAAAAGCCATTGAAAAACAAGGGTGATTTTATGGATAAAAATATCAAGATAAAAGAAATTATTGCTGATGTAAAAGCTGGTAATAATTTTGCTGATAAAGTAAAGGTTAGGAGATACATTCCAATACTTGAAAAGGGAGATATTGCTAGAAATTATCTTTTCAAAGTAAATTCTATGAATTTAGATTTAATGGACCCGGTTACCAAGGTGATTGAATCTGAGATGCTTTGGCGTTTCAACGTTTTGCTTGAGTTCACAAATATAAAAGTAGATGATGATGATATTACCTTTGAGAACTATGATATTTTGTCAAGTTCTGGTATTTTCGACCATATAAAAGAAGAATGTGGACTTGACTTTACGAAAATGGAAAAGTTCATAATGGAGACAATGATGTTTAGCAGAAACGACTTTATGTCAGATATGCTAAAATCAGCCAATGGCGATAATCTCAAAGAGTCTTTGAAAGAGTTTAAGGAAATTCTGGGCGACAAAGAGCTTGTCAATAAAATGTCCGAAATCATTGCTTTCAACGACCCAATAGCAAAAGCGGAAATTGAAAAAGCAAAAGCTGGGGTGGCAAAAGAGAAACTGAAAGCGGATATTGAGACAAAGAAATAATGTGAGAAAAGGGGTGTTCTTTTGTGTGCTAAATATGCTTCTCGTGGCGGTAAAACGTTTATAGACGACGAAGATAAACTGATTGATTATCTCGTTAAAGGGGCTAAAGGTTTTACGACGGCCATTGCTAGAGATACAGCTAAAAGGCTGAAAAAGAACACGGCTGAATTGGTTTATAAAGATTATAAACCCAAAATGTATAATAGAACAATGGAAATGCTAAACTCCATTGTAGGCCCCGGTTTTAATGGTGGCACTCCAACTAGAAAAACAATAGACGGGTTTGAAGCCGAAGTTGGATTTGACTTGGATAGAATTACCCCATATCCGCCAACAAAAACGGAATGGGGTAAACATTCTACTTGGGACGGAGAGCCATATATTGGAGAACTGATAGAAGGTTTTGAAGAACGAGGGTTCACGTTGTATGGCGGTAAAAATCTTAGTCATATTATATATGAGCGTGAACCTGTTCATATGATTGAAACAACAATAGAGGAAGTAGAATCAGCATTAAACGGGATAGATAGAGAAGTCCCAGATTTTGATATGCTTGAAAATATAATATCTGTAAAACTAGACAGATAAAGGGGTGAGAGATAGTGGCAAAACGCATTGATATTCTTTTTGGCTCTAGGATAGATGAAAGCGGAGCCAAAAAGGATATAGAAAGAATACAAACAATATTTAAGAGTGCTGGGCTTAAAATTGTTCCTCAATTTGACAATACAACATTAAAAGAGTTTCAGAAAAACCTAAAGGTTACAATTGACGAAGCTACTAAGTTAAGAACCCTCACGTCTAGCTTTACACAGGGTGGCATCAAGTACGATATCTCTCAACGCGAATCATCACGCGGACAATGGTCGAAACCTGTCGTATCAATGGACTATGAACAGTCTATTGATACTGTTGAGAAAAAGTTAAAGTCTTTATATAGAACCGCTATTGAAACGCAGGAAAACATAAACGCTGCGGCTAAGGTTGGCGCGGCCACATATCAAAAACAGTGGGAAAAATCTCTTTCAGAGATAGAAGCAGAAATTAAGTCAACGAAAGAGACTCTTGCTACACTTGGATATAACGTTGGTGAAGATAGAGGACTTAACAGACTAAGCGGTAGGCTCGGAACAGCAAAGCTCGAACAAGATGCTATTGAACAAAAGAAGCTTGCCGACAATCTGGAAGATTCTCTTAATAGACTTATTGTAGCAGAGACAAACCTTGAAAAAGCGCAAGCTTATCACAGTAGCAACGAAACGATACAATCACTTCAAGCACAAGTTGACATGTATAGAAAGCAAATTCGTGCTATTGAAGATGCCACTCATGCTACTGAGGAATTAAAACAGAAAGCCAGAGATGGAATTGAAAGTTCTTCTATAAATGCCAAGGGGTATAGTGCCCGCTCTGGTGAGAAGTATGACAACGAGCAGTTAGAGGCATATTCTAGAGTTCTAAAAAAAGTAAACAAATATAAGCTTGAACTTGCCGCGACAAACAAAAAAGTCGATTCGAGTAACGACGAAGTAAATCAATCAACTGAGAAATATATAAATTCTCTCAAAGAAGAAATTAGTAAATTAGAACGACGGCTTGATTTGATGCAGCAGTCGTTTAACACTTCCAATGCGGCGGCAACTGCGGCTGAAAAACGAGCAGAAGCCGAAAGAGAATGTGCATTAGCGATAGATAAGCTTAACAAAGAGATGGACGATGGCATTAGAACATCGAAAACTTTTGGAGAAGCTTTAAAAGATGCTTTTGATAATTATATTGGGCCAGCGGCTTTGGCCGATAGGGCAGTAGATTTGCTGGTGGATGGTGCTAAAGAAGCGTATCAGACTATCGTAGATTTGAATAAGGCTATGACTGATGTTCAGATGGTTACTGGCGAAAGCGCTGAACAAACGGCTGAATTAGCACATCAATATAGCCAAATGGCCAAAGAGCTAGGTGCAACCACTACGGAAATCGCTAACGGAGCATCGGAGTGGCTGAGGCAAGGCAAGAGCGTAGCTGAAACAAACCAACTTCTTGAATCGTCAATGATTCTGTCAAAAGTTGGCGCCATCGAATCTTCACAGGCGACAGAGCTTCTTACTTCTACGCTTAACGGGTACAAAAAAGAAGCAAATGAAGCAATGCATGTTGTTGACGCTATGGCGGCAGTTGACTTGGCTGCGGCTACTTCCGTTGAAGAACTTGCTGTTGCCCTCCAAAGCACCGCAAACATGGCTCGTGTTAATGGTGTAGGATTTGAACAGCTTCTCGGAATGGTTGGCGCTGTTTCTGAAGCTTCGAGACGTAGCGCTAGTGTAGTTGGCAACAGTTTCAAAACAATCTTCTCTCGTCTTACCAACGTTGCCGCTGGTAAAATGACAGATGACCTAGGCGAACCTCTTAACGACGTTGAACAAGTGTTTAACGGACTTAATATAAAGCTTAGAGATTCTAGCGGCGAGTTCCGTAATATGTATGATGTTATTAGTGAACTCGCTAATAAGTGGACGAAACTTGACAACGTAGAACAAAACTGGGTTGCTACAAGTGTCGCCGGTACGCGCCAGCGTGAGACATTCTTGACGTTGATGGAAAACTGGGATAGAGCGGTTACATTGTCAACTACGGCTTTGAATTCCGAAGGCATGGCTATGGACAAGATGTCGATTTATCTCGAAAGCATCGAAGCGAACCTGAACAAGCTAAAAGCCGCTGTTGAGGACTTGTTGTATAGCGAAGAAATTGTAAACGTAATCAACCTCGTTATTAAAGCAATAACACGGCTTGTAGAGGGAATATCTTGGCTTATAGATAAGCTTGGAGGAGTCAATTCGGCTGTTTTGGCTACTGTTGCTATTTTCTTAAAACTTAAAAGTGCCATAAATATAGCTAAAGACACTGAAAAAGTGTCGGGCGCTTTAAAAGTTTTTTCTGAAATTGCTGGTAGCGGAAACAAAACCATAAAAGTATTAACTTCAACATTTTCGGCGTTTAAAGACGGAGTATTGGCAGGTAAAGATGCCATAAATATAGCTGGTAAAGCTCTTTGGGCTTCTCCGTTTGTCAAAGTAGCAATTGTATTAGCAGGAATTACAGCTATTGTTGCTGCGTTTGACGCCTTAATAACGACAACAGAAGAATATAAAGATATACTTGCCGAAACACAGTCTAAACTTCAAGAAGTAGGCGATAAACGAAAGGCTCTTGAACAAAAAGCCGAAGTTGAGCAACTTACAGAAGCTGAAAAAAAGTATTTAGAAGTATTAAAAGCTGAAGAAACGCTTCTTAAAACACAAGAAAAACGAGACAGACAGAATGTTTATAATTCTGCGGCAAAAGATGTTGAGCGTGGCGGCGAAGGGTTCTGGGCGAGAGCCAAAGAGGCGGCATTTATGTCATCTCAAAACCCTGTCAACGAATTGGGCCTGCCAATTCCAAACAAAGCTCCGGTTGTTGAATACAACGTAGCTATTGAGGAACTTACTGGCAATATTGAGGAATATAAGGAAGTCACAGACCAACTTAATAACTCAAATGGCAAGTCTCTTGAAGAATACGAGGCATTACAAGAGAGACAACAAGAGCTAAGCCAAGTATTTCTTGAACACATCAAGCGTATATCTGAAGCGAACACTTACGGGCTAGAACTAACTGACACTGATAAACAACTCGCTGAAATGATGGAGAAAGCTGGAATCACAGCAGAAGCTCTGTCAGAAGCAATGGGTAATGTTGCCAATGAGCTTGGTGAAACCGGAGATGACTTAATCAGAATTACATCGGAGGTTTCTGGCTTACAATCCGCATATGATAACCTTATATCTGTCAATGAAGAAGTAGCAAACACTGGAGTTATTTCAATTGAAACCCTAGATGAACTTGTTTCAAGATATCCTACGCTTAATGAAGCTGTAACAAACTATCTTCTTGGGCTTGCCTCAACAGAAGATGTGTTGGCAGAATTACGGTTGGCCTATCAGGATGACGAAGCAAATGCTTATGCTAATATCATAAACAAATTGAAAATGCAGCAAAACTATTATAGTTTGTTGTCTACAATGGATTCTGCTTTAATGCAACAATTTGCCGCTGATTACGGTATTGATATTGGCAATCATGGCACATATGCTCAGTCAAAAGAAAAGATAGAAACCGATTTACTTCAAAGAGTTTCGTCGATGTGGGCACAGTTCTATAAATCGCAGGCATTGACGATGGACAACGTTATTAAGGCGGCTAACGGAGCGTTAAAACCAGATGGCGGCTCACTTTTACCCACTTCAGAGATTAATGCTTTGAAGAACGTTGTAAACTCTTATAACAATGCTATTCAGGGACTTAATAATGTATATGATAAATCAATAGAGTTAAGGCTCGATGGATATAAGCAAATTGGTTCTGCAGCTAAAAATGCTGCTAAAGCGGGTGGTTCTGCTTCAAAACAACAAAGCGAAGCCGAAAAAGCATATGATGATTTGCTACAAATAACAATCAAAATGCTCAAAAAGAAAAAAGAGCTTGAAAAAGAAGCTCTTAAAGAGCAACTTGAGGGTTATAAGAAAGTCATTGATGCTCAAAAGGATTTGCTTGATTTACAAGACGACGAATATAACCATAAACGCGAACTTGAAGAAAGGAATAAATCTGTTTCTACGCTTGAAGCGCAAATAGCAGAACTTCAATTTGATACAAGTGCCGAGGGCACAAAGAAACGTCTTGAGCTTGAGGAAGAACTTGCCGAAGCAAAGAGAGAGCTTGAAGATTATCAACACGATTATTCTATTGACCAGCAAAAAGACGCATTAGACAGAGAAGAAAGTCGATTTGAAGAATATATCAATAACCAAATTGATGAAATTGACGATTATCTTTCTAAGACTGGTGAAATAACTGCTGAAGCTATTAGACTTCTTCAAGAGCATAGCGAGGAGACTCTTAATGCTTTAATTCAATACAACAGAGCATACGGGACATCAATTGACAAGGATATTGTTGATTTGTGGAACAAAGCCACAGGCGCTGTCAATACCTATAAATCAGCTCTTGACGAAGCTACTGCGGCGGCTAGCCGATTGGCTGCTGCTAGTGGCGGTGGAGGTGGTGGGGGCGGAGGAACAAGTGTCACAAAGCCAACATTTACACCTCAAAAGCCAGGATTTTCTAGCAATACTGATAAACTTAGTGGAATAACCGGTACAATGGATTATCAGTATATAATCAAAAATAGAAAAACTGGACAGGTTATGGGTGGCCCAACAACGCTTCCTATCGCTCAAAACTTATGGGACAGACTGGGTGGCCCAAACAAAGGAATGTCTGGCGAACTGTATTTCGAGAAGTGGCTCGGTGGCAAAAAGGTAAACATGTCATATGTTCGCCCATATCATAGAGGACTTGATGCTGGGTTTGTTGGCAATCTCAAAGGCAATGAAGAATTTGTCAAAGCCCTTAAAGGTGAAGCTTTTGTTACTAGAGCGCAGCAAGATAGATTTATGAATAACATTCTTCCTGATATTGTTTCAAAGACTTCTACATATGGCGGAGCAACTTTTGATAATCTCCTTAATATTAACGTACAGGGCAATCTTGATTCTTCTGTTGTTCCTGACATTGAGCGCATATCAAATGATGTATTTAAACGTCTTAACAAGGCAATGTTCCAAGGCGGATATAAACGAAACACGAATACTGTTTCAATTTAAGGTGGTGAGTTAATGGCATTTTGGGCACGTTCATTTATATTTGATGATATCCCAAGTGAAACTTACGGCCTGTTTTTAATTAGCGAGAGTGGAGCTGGCGTTCTAGAGAACGTCGGCTCCAATTCGGTAGAGCCGTATACACAGGAAATATACAGAAAACCAAAGCCGTATTTCTTCGGTGTTCAACAAACGCCAGTTCTCACATTTAGTTTGAGCTTCGCTAGTTTAAAACCAGTCGATGCTGTTCAACAGCAAATTATTCAAAGATGGTTGTTTGGACACAATTCATATAAAAAGCTTCAAATAATGCAGTGCGACATGGAATCGGTATACTTTAATTGTATACTGAATAATCCAACAGTCACTACTGTTGGGAACTATGCTTATACATTTAAGTGTGACGTGGTGTGTGATGCGCCATGGGCTTGGGAATACCCTAAAACAGAATCATTTGGGCCGTTTTTAGTTGAAGGAACGTTCGATTTTAATAATATTTCGGACGACAACTACTATATGTTCCCTGTTTTTACTGTTAAAATGGGAAGCAATTCTAATTCGTTTGAACTGATAAACAAAACCGATGGGAATAAAGGTTGTTCCTTTTTGGGGTTAAGTCCAAGCGAAACATTGACAATTGATTCTAATAAATATATAATCACATCAAGCACAGGATTATTGCGTGTTGGTAATATGACTGGCACTCTACCAAGACTTGTGCCCGGTATGAATACATTTCAAGTTCTTGGTTCACCTGAAAGCATAACAATAAGTTATCAAAACGCAAGGAAAGTAAGCGGATAAAAACGGAAAGGAGGATATAATGTTACAAAAGTTTAATTATTTCGGAGAACATGAAGATTATGTAATCAGATTGTGTAATCCGAATAAACAACAAATCTGTTTCTTAAATCAAGGATATCAACAGGAACTGTCTTTGAGATTTAATGAAATGTCAGAGTTCCACATCACTATTCCATATATGACAGATGGAGAAATATTCCCATATTATGACAGAATAAAGAGCAAAAAACTAATCCTGATTGATGATATTGGATATTTTCTAATCACAACTGTTGATGAAACAGATGATGGTATTATCAAACAAAAGACTGTAACAGCATATTCTTTAGAAACGGAACTTGCGTTTAAAAAAATAAACATATTTGATGGTACATATAAGTTCTATGACCCTATTAATGTAGACAACACACTTATGGGCAAGATTCTGTCAACATCCAACTGGACAATTGGGCAGATAGACCCTGACTTATGGAATGTTTATAGAACTTTTGAGATACCGGATAGTACAGTATATGAATTTTTAATGAATGATGTCGAAACGTCTTATGAATGCGTATTTATGTTTGACTCTTTTGCTAGGACAGTTTCGGCATATACATTGAAAAACCTAGTAAAGAATACTGATATTATACTAAGTTACAATAATCTGATTCAAAATATTGACATTAATGAAAAATCAGATGAAATTGTTACGGCTTTAAGCGTATATGGCGGTAATAATCTTGGTATATCGGCTGTAAATCCATTGGGCACAAACACAATCTATGATTTTAGTTATTTTGCCACAACAGAATGGATGGACCAAGCCTTAATCAATGCTATTAAAGCCTGGGAGGCCGCAATAGCGGCACAGCAAACAAGATATTCTAACCTTTTAACTCAATACAAAGATAAAAACACCGAGATAGTGACAGCCAATTCTACTTTAGTAGACTTAAAGACTGACAGAGACGCTATTGAGGGCGTTGTAAAGGTTATGATAGAGGGAGATTTGAAGAATACTCCCGAATATACAGCTAAGGTTAATGAGCTTAATGCCGCTAACGCAGCCGTAACAGCACAAGAAAATCACATAAATGATTTAAAGACACAGCTTGAAGTTATAAACTCTGATTTAAAAGCAATCAATGAATCTTTGGCTTTCTCTAAATTCTTCACAGAAGAACAGTACGAAGAACTTAAAACCTATATGGTTGAGAATACATATCAAAATGAAAGTTTTACTATAACATCAGAAATGACGAATAGTGAAATCCAAGATATGGCACAATCTCTGTATAATCAGGGCAAATATGTACTTGAAAGAGTATCACAGCCACGTTTTGAGTTCACAGTTGAAAGTGTAAACTTTTTATTCTTAAAGGACTTTGAAAAATTTAGTCAACAGTTGGAACTTGGATGTATTATTAACATAGAGAAAGACGAAGCTGTGTATGTCAAGCCAGTATTACTTGAATTGAATGTACAGCTTGATGACCCAACGAATTTTTCTCTTGTATTCGGCAATAGATATAAGCTTGATAATGGCGAATATACTTTCAGAGATTTGTTCGGTGATGCTATTAAGGCTGGTTCAAGCGTTAAATTTGACGGCGCTAAGTGGGGAGAATATGTCAATAGTGGAATGAATAACGCTGTTAGTGACTTTATTAACTCCGCCTTAGACA